ATACAAGGTTGAATTGCCTTTTGAAAAGTTAGTTTACGAAAGACTTTCAAACGAAGCAACTACGAGAACAACAACTATAATGTACGGGTTTATGGCAGATGATAATCAAGAGCCTTATATCGGAAGTCCTTTGTTGCACTATACAACCCTACAATCTCCTGTGTCTACATACGTGCCATCTATATCGTTCAGAGATACAACTGTGGCTCACTCTGAAATAACAGACGATATTTTTATGCCATCAAATCAAGTTGATTTCACAACAAACACGAATGAGAATACAATAAACTTTTATTCTGAACTAAACGAATGGACTGCAACTGTAAATGACAATAGTTTGTTTGAAGAAAATTACAAAGAGTACATCCAAGACGTTTTTAATGAAAAGAGAAGGATAACAAAGGTAAAAGCATTTCTACCGCTTAGAATACTCTTAAAATACACCTTAGCAGATACATTTATAATTGCAGGAAAGAAGTATAAAATTAACTCCATAACAACCAACCTACAAACGGGAGAGAGTGATATGGAACTATTGAATGTAGTATGATATTTAAAATTCTAAAACAGTACGACTATTTCAACGAGTGCGAAGAAATAGAAATTGCAAAAGGAAAGAACAAACTACCTACGACATTATCGGAAGGATTAAGTCAGTTTAAAAGACAAAACAAATATAAGAAATGATAAAAGAGACTATTACAATAGATGCCGAAACAGGCAAAGCAGAGGATAATATTGATAAGTTAGCAAAAGCGATTGAAAAGCTAACTGATTCAGTTGATGACTTAGGAAAGGAATCAAAGGAAAGCATAGATAGTATTGAAAAGTCGTCTAAAAATACTGCTAAAGGTGTTAAGGGTATCGGAAAGGCTTTCAAAGGCTTAGGAACTGCAATAAAAGCCGCAGGGATTGGTCTTGTGATTGGTGCGTTGGCTACCTTGAAGGATATTTTTATGCAAAATCAAAAAGTAGCTGACCTTTTTAATACTGCTTTTGAGGCTACAAGTTTAGTATTTAATGACTTTGTTTCTTTTATCGTTGATAATGTTGATACTGTTGTAGATTTTTTTAATGATATTTTTGAGAATCCTTTGGAGTCTGTCAAGTCTTTAGGTAAAGCAATACAAGACAACTTAATTGAAAGGTTCAATTCTGCGTTGGAGGTGTTTGGATTTGTGGGCGAAGCACTTTCAAAACTTTTTGAGGGAGATTTTAAAGGTGCTTTGGAATCTGTAAAAGAAGCAGGTACTGAATTGGTTGATGTTTTTACGGGTGTGGATGGCTCTGCTGAAAAAATAGAAGAAGGTCTTAAGAAAGTAACAAAAGCAGCGGTAAAATATGGAAAAGAAATAGTAAATACTGCGACGGAAAATGTCAAGCTACAAAACGAGGCAGAAATTGCAACCGCACAACAATCTCGACTTGTAGAACAGTACGACAGACAAGCGGAAAAACTTAGGCAGATAAGAGATAACGACCTTTTAACTTTGGAGGAAAGGACTGCGGCAAACAATAAACTTTTAGTTGTTTTAAACAACCAAGAGGAGGCAATGCTGAAACAAGCAGAGGCTCAAGTTAAGGCAGCGCAAGCAGCAGTTGATAAAAATGCAAGCATAGAAAACCAAATAGCCTTGACGGAAGCACTTACCAATCAAGAGGGGGTACTTGCACAAATTGAAGGATTTAGAAGTGAACAAGATGCAAACAGAACCGCCTTGAAAAAAGAGGAGTTGGAATTGACTAACTCACAAAAACAAGCAGACGGGGATTTGTTAATTTCAAGGCTTGAAGGAAACGCGGAACTTTTAACAAACGAACACGCAAAACTTTTGGCGTTAAGAGCCGCGGCAGATGAGGAAAAAAGAATCCAAGAGGACTTACTAACCTCCAAAAGAGATTCGTACAAAGAGGGAACACAAGCCTATCAAGATGCAAACAATGAGTTGTTAGCTTTTCAACAAGAGAACACACAAAAGCAAACTGAATTAGACAGAGAGATTGAACAATCCAAAAGAGATTCCCTTGATACTTTAATTTCTTTAGCAGGTGCGGAAACTGACATAGGAAAAGCGTTGCTATTAGCTAAACAAGCTATACTTGCAAAGGAGTTAGTTCTTGAGATTACTAAAACAATAGCTTTCTCAACACAAGCGGCAGCACGTTCAACGGTAGCGGTTGCAGAAGGTACTGCACAAACTGCAAAGATAGGATTCCCGCAAAATATTCCAATGTTAATTGGTTACGCTGCTCAAGCGGTTGGAATCATTGGCGCAATAAAATCAGCAACATCAAAAGCAAAAGCACCTATCACAAGTGTGCCAAGTCCAAGCACCATATCTTCAGGAGTTAGAAGTGCAGCACCACAAGCACCAAGTTTTAACATCGTGGGAAGTAGTGAAACAAACCAATTAGCGGAAGCAATAGGCTCACAATCTCAACAACCTGTCAGAGCGTACGTAGTAAGTAACGACGTAACAACTGCGCAGAGTTTAGATAGAAACATTGTAGAATCTGCATCACTATAAACAAAAAGTAATAAATAACGTTTTAAAATAAAACAAATATGCTTCCATTAATTGAATTAATAATAGACGAAAATGTAGATAGCGATGGCATCGAAGCAATTAGCTTGGTACACACTCCTGCAATCGAAGAAAACTTTGTTGCACTATCAAAGCAAAAGGTTGAACTCAAAACCTTAGACGAAGAAAAAAGAATCGTTGTATCTTTGGCACTTATTCCCGATAAGGAAATTTATCGTAGAGATTCAAAAGGCAAAGAGTACAATATTGTATTTTCAAAAGATACAGTTCGCAAAGCATCTGAATTGTATTTTAAAAACCTAAACAACAACAACGCAACTTTAGAACACGAAGAAAAAACAGACGGAGTTTCTGTAATTGAATCTTGGATAGTTGAGGACGTAGCAAAAGACAAAACTGCGCTCTATGGATTGAATGCGGTTGAGGGTGCTTGGGCGGTTGTTATGAAGATAGACAATGACGAGGTTTGGGCAGACATCAAAGAAGGAAAGTATTTAGGCTTATCAATCGAAGGACGTTTTTCTGAAAAGGAGGCGGAACTTTCAGAGGTAGAATTGGAATCTTATTCTGACTATCCTCAAGGAGTTAAGAGCAACGCAAAAAAAGTGTTGGAGTGGACGGAAAAAAACGGATGGGGTTCTTGTGGAACGGGAGTTGGAAAACAACGTGCTAACCAATTAGCAAAAGGAGAGGCTATAAGCGCAAAAACAATCAAAAGAATGTATTCGTATCTATCAAGACATTTAGTTGATTTAGACAGTTCTAAAAGTTATTCTGACGGATGTGGCAAATTGATGTTTGATGCTTGGGGTGGAAAGGCTGCTTTGCGTTGGTCAAAAAGCAAGATTGAAAAATTAGGATTGACGGCAGAGGTTGAGCAAGAAATGGAAAAGGAAACAGAAGAAGAACTATTGAATAAAATAATCGAAATACTAAAAGACTAATGAGCAACTACACAAGTCCTAAAAATTCAAGACGTGGGTGCTTATGCGCTGACGGAAAAAAATACTCAAAAGATTGTTGCAAAGGCAAGTTAATCAATCAAGGGATTGGAACTCTTAAAAGCCAATCAAACTACACAGTAACACAGGAGTAGAATCTGAATTTACAACAAAAGTAACCAATTAATGTTTTAAAATAAATTTTACACAATGAACAAAATCGACCAAATCAAAACCTTGTTAGGTATGGAAGTTAAATTGGAAACAATGAAACTTGTAAATGGTACTGAAATCGAGGCAGAAGTATTTGAAGCGGGGGCGGAAGTCTTTATCGTTTCAGAAGAAGAAAAGGTTGCTCTACCTATTGGGGAGTACGAACTTGAAGACGGAAAAACTCTTGTTGTAGTTGAGGAAGGACTAATTTCCGAAATGAAAGACAAAGAAGAAGAAGTTGAAGAAGTAGAAGAAGCACCTGTTGAGGCAGAGGTAGAGGAGCAAGAAATGGAAGCAGAAGTTGCAACACCGAAAAAGGTTGTTGAATCTGTATCTAAAGAAACTCACTTCGCTAAAATTGAAGAAATGCAAAAAGAAATTGATGCATTGAAATTGGCTTTAGAGCCTAAAGAAGAAATTGTTAAAGAAGTGAAGGAAGAGGTTGAATTGAGTGCCGAGGAGGTTGCACCAATCAAACACAATCCCGAAGCTAACGCAACGAAAAAAGAAACTTTCTTGTATTCTCAAAAAGCACCTAAGACAGTTAAATCAACGATTTACAACAAACTATTCAAATAATAATTAAACGATTAAATTTTTAAAAAATGGCAACAACAACAAACATCACTACTACTTACGCAGGAGAAAAAGCACAAGGCTACATCGCCGCTGCTTTGCTAAGTGGAAACACAATCGAAAACGGTGGTATCACTGTTAAACCTAACGTAAAGAAATCAGAAGTACTTAAGAAAATCGCAACGGGAGACCTTGTTGCTGACGGTTCTTGTGATTTTACTGCTACTTCGTCAGTTACTTTGACAGAAAGAGTAATCACACCAAAAGAATTTCAAGTAAACTTGGAACTTTGTAAAACTCCATTCCGTGCGGATTGGGATGCTATCTCTATGGGATATTCTGCATTTGACACTTTGCCTCCCGATTTCCAATCTTTCTTGGTTGCTCACGTAGCTGAAAAAGTAGCGACTAAAATCGAGAACAACATTTGGCAAGGTGCTGACGGAACAGAAGGAGAATTTGACGGACTTGTAGCTTTGGCTACTGCTGATGCAACTGTCGTAGACGTAGTTGGAACAACTGTTACTGCTGCAAACGTAATTGACGAACTTGGAAAAGTAGTTGATGCTATCCCTGCTGCATTGTATGGTTCTCCCGATTTGAAAATCTACGTTGCACAAAATGTTTACCGTGCTTACGTTCGTGCATTGGGTGGATTCGCTTCAAGTGGACAAGGTGCAAACGGTGTTGGAGGAAACGGAACAAACCAATCTCTTGGAGATGTTATGTTCGACGGAGTTCCTGTATTCGTAGCAAACGGATTGGCTTCTAACTACATCGTAGCTGCTGAATCTTCTAACTTGTTTTTCGGAACAGGATTGTTGAACGATTCTAATGAGGTTAAGGTTTTGGATATGGCAGATTTGGACGGAAGTCAAAATGTTCGTGTAATTATGAGATTTACTGCAACTGTACAATACGCTTACGGTTCTGAAATCGTACTTTACACACCTGCATAATTAGCAAATT